CTCTTTTCGAGGTTAAACAAGCAGATGGCTTGTAGACTAAATACACTATTATGGTGTATGATACCCAACCATCGTTGGCTCTCCTAGACGAAAGTGTAGGGAAGGCCCATATTTGGCCAAAAGACTCATTTCTTCAATGAGTACAAACCCGGTAAGACTCCGGTTAATCTCCCTTGAGAGGGAGTCAAACCCTTGGAAACGAGGGTCGAGTGGACGTATGTCCATATTTGGATATTTCCTCCAATAACGAGACGATCGTCTCGCCCATACGGCAAACGACCGTACTTCAGACTTAACAGTCCGGTTTTCCAAACTATTCTGGAAATTCACTATTCTTTCGTAATAGTCAAAAACATCAGATATCTGATATAGGCCGACACCCTGTGCGGCATTGACTAAATTTCCATAGTCAAATGTATCCAAATAAGGTACAACGCGGAAATCCCCCACGCCAATATCGTTTAGATATTCATTCACAGCTTCAGCTGGATAGATCACTTTACCAAGTGGTTCGTCGTCAATAGTTTCGACAAATTGCAGAGCTGCAATATCTTTGGCAAGAATTGCCATATGGACCGTGGTAAACCCGGTCGAATGGGACACTCGTCCCGTTAGCCTCTTGAGGGCCATTAGCTCCACTAATCGGTGCTCCATATCCATAGCCAGGATATCATAAATATAATTAATATATTTAATTCCCCATTTCGGGATATCGGAACACAATGGTATTCCCATACCACCACAATTCGGCGGTAAAAAGAACGGAATCCGTACTTTATCCAAACCCTTGATGGATCGATAAACAGTTTGTTTATAAATACTCCAAATATGAGTATGGTATATCAAGTCGTTGATATAAGATAACTGGTTAGATATCTGGCCGCCCTTTCCAAGGACGGAAATTCGCCGGTCGGCGTGATCCCTAGCCATTGTGGTTAGGAGACGAGACTTAATCACGTCTAAGTAAAGGAATTTACTCCCATCATACATTATATGATCTTCGCAAAAAATTGCGATACGATGGGAATCCCCATCCTTACCTTCAGAATGTTGAAAGTTAAGACCGATTTGTATGGTCCGAGAAAGCTTACACTTAGCTTTATGCCTGCGAACAGCGCAGAGATCATCGCCACATATGGCGCAAGGGTCAGTATTCCTGACCAAATCCCATCCCTTACGGGTCGGAAGCGACCAAATTGGGTCACCAGACCACCAATAATAGTTGGTCATATCTTCTGAAAGGAGATTCATTACAGTTAACGTAATAAATGAGAGAGGTTCTCCCATAAAGCTACCACATTTGTGGTTTGAGGAAACATCAATTCCTAGATGAGAATAATTCTCATCGATCCGAATGTCTCGGTTGGCCCAGATCAAATCCTGGTAAATCCAAATAGCGGATTTTCGCGGGAGTTTTCCAGCGATTACGGACCAAATGTCCATGATATATTCAAGAGGAATATAATCCGTTGCGGAACGGAAATCGCTCGATTGAGCGACAGTGGAGCCTGTCCAACTTACCTGCAAATATTTCAGGAACGCCCACATTTTGTTGGTGCTTGCGAGGCCAATCCTCGCTCGGCCGTCTCGTGCGACCACCGGTTCAATCTGGAACCGCATTACTTTGAGCAAAGTAACTAACCAAGAACTATTCTTAGTAAGAGAGCGACATTTCGCTCCAGGCTCAGCCAACACGGTGAGAACACAAGGGCTCGCCTTGTCGACGATATATCTTATCGGTCTATCTGACTTATGCCAGAAAGGGACTTGGACAAGTCCAATGGACAGGTATCCGTCCGGTGGCACATCGAAGTGCCCGTAATCAAGGGATTTGATTAAAGCCATCAATAGGATGACTTTCCCAATCGATTTTGGGTATAGTTTCTGTTTTAGAATCTTCCCGGCCTTGTTTGCGCCGACTCTAATTCCCATCGAATTATATAGGACAAATGGTGCCCTCATTGCTCCCATTGAGCATTGATCCGGGTTAAGGATCTGTTGACCAAATGGGTCAAATAGGGTTTCATCAATACCCTCCTCCTCGTCCATACGAACAAGGTAATCGAAAACTTTTTCGTTTCCTATCCTAATTGAGGACAGCGGGACATCCAATTCGGATATCCAAGAGAGGATTTCCTCTCCACCTCCACCCTCACGAGCGGAGAATTCTTCAGATCCAGAAGAATTAATACTCAAATGTGTATTAGTCGGCATACTTTCTATGCCGAGACGATTACAAAGTATATCGGTAAAACCACGAATGGTTTGACGTACATTTTCATGTACAGTTGGCTTAGTGGCCAAAACCTTGTAGGTATCTACAAGCGACTCCTCCAACATGCGGGGAGTTGGCGTGGGTAATGCACGCCCACATGTACGCATGGTACAGTACGTGAGGATTTCATCTCGCGAGGCGTCCAGTCTAGGACGTACATAGCGACTAAGGTAGCCGCCAAACCAAGGGTAGCTTGGTTCATTCTGGGAAAAATCCCAATCAAGGAACCACTTTAGTTCCCGAGGAGGCGAATTTGTCGCCTCACCCAACGAATACCATTGGAGCCACCCAAATAGGGTCTTAATGCCTTTAAGCATTTTAGTGTAATTCCTACTCTTTCTTAAAACAAATTTAAGAAACCAGACCTTGAAGGCCTGTATAGAGCTAATAAGCTCAAAATCGAGTCGATCTGGCTCGAAGTCCCTATTGTTAAGGACAGAAAGCCCTATGGCTTTCCACATCTCTTCCAGATGTCTCCACTGTCTAGTGGACAATGACGATAATCGTCTATAGGTCTGAGGACCTAAAACATGTCCAATCATCATGTATAGGCGATTTCTACGGCCTAAATTACGGAACTCCGCAATTTGCAATCCTTTGATTGTATATGTACTCAACCGAGTACACAACCCATAAACAGGGTTTAATGACATAAGTTTGTCATTAACTGCAAATCGGCAGTTCATTGCCTTTTCATAGGCTCCTGGCAAATTTGCCAACTCGAGCTTTTCTCGAGTAGTTCCGGGTACAAATCCGGCGCCGACGGCATTACCGTCAACTGTGACCATTGTTACGGTTTTAGAGATTTCCA